TGATGTCTGCTTCGAATTCTCTTCCTTTGACATTTTTTATATCTCCTTCAATTGGTACGTTTGGGTAATTCTTTTTTAAAACCTTTTGGCAAAACTCATCAAACTCTACAAACTTAATTGTATCAAATATTCCTGTTGAGTGGAGGCCTAACGAGAAGCCTCCAATCCCAGAAAATAAATCTAAAACTTTTAATTTATTTTCCAATATATTCTTTACGGCTAGCGTCTCTCATTTTTAAGAATTTAAATTTTGCTATCTTTAACATCCTGTCAAACAAAGACTCTGCTTTAAATGTTTTAACAACATTCATTATCTTACCATTCACTATAAATGTAAGTGTATTATCTGCATGATCTAACTCTATAGTGAACAACTCTTTAGCTTTAATTCTAGTGTCAACTCTTTTTAGATCGTTCTCTGTCATCATTACCTTCTCCGTTTAAAAGTTTAGTACGAAAAGCTGCGTTAGGAATTTTTAGTTTCCTTGCTTGATGATCTACATAGTCATTTAACAATTTAGAGATCATAGCTCCTGGAGCTCTAAACTTTGATTTGCAAAGTGATTTTAAAATTTTATAATCGTTAGCAGGAATTGCTACTGACTTCCATTTATTGATGTCCATCCTTGACCTCCATATCAGATGTGAGTACTAAAGGTTCTGTTGTTTCTATAATACCCAAAGTATCTTTAAGTCTTTTATTTTCTTCTTTTAGCTTATCTATATTCTCTTGAAGTAATTTGATGCTGCTCATTAATTTATTAAATGCATTCTGCATTCTTAATAATGAATTTAATTCACCTTCAGGTTTTTGTCCTAAAGGCAGTAAGTTATCTATGGTCATTTTGTCTCCTCATATTGTTGGTTTGTTTTTATTATGCTATCTTAACTATATGGGATATTTTTAAAAGTCAATGACAAAATTTATATTAACAATGTTTTTATGTAGTCAAATCTCTGGAAATGGTTGTAAACCTTTTCAACCAGAATACGTAAATTTTAAAACTTATCATGAATGTGCAAGATATGGTTATGATTATGCGTCAGAATTAATGACAGAATTTAGCACAGAATTTATAGATGAATATAGAACTTATATAATTTTTGGATGTAAAGAAGAAAGCACTATTTGACAAATACCATAAAATACGTAATTACATCTTATGGTATTTAAATTTATCTTATTAACATCATTTTGTTTAACTTATCCAAGTGGAGAGACAAAGTGTGGTCAATACCTTAGAGATAACCTCTCAGATGCCACAGAATGCAGAACTATGGCAAAAGCTATAGGTACAGCTCAAAAACGTAAGATCGAAGGATTAGGGGGCTCTATGGCCTCTTATAGCATATTTTGTTATGCTATTGACAACCAAGGTATGGATATTGACCAAAGCTTTGAAATATCTTATAATATCTTATGACAACTTATCGTGTCAAAGCATACATGGGAGGTTCGCAAGTAGACCAAGTAGTCGAAGCAGCCGATGGTAAAGAAGCGATATTGAAAGTGTCAGAACAAGTGGAGGATGGTACTGCTGAAGTTATTAATGATGGCTTCACCGGTAATAAAAGAATCCACATAACATACGAGGAGATCGTAAATGTTAAGTAAAGAAAAATTGGAGTTGCTTAAAAAACTTCAACACAAAGAACATGCTTGGTCAGCTAGTCTTATGACAAATGGAATATGCACTACTGAAATGCTAAAGACTGAGAGTGAAATTAAATCTCTTAGAAATGAATTAAAGCACCAAGATGTACAAGAACTCTTAGCTGCAACAGGCTAAGTTTTATTAGGTTTTAAAAAACTAAACTTTTTTCCTAGGGATTCTTTCGGCTTAATAAACTCATAGTGATTTATAATTTTTAAAAGTCTTTCTCTTTTTACAGTACAGTATGGTAAAAATAATTTTGCAAGATGCAATGCTTTTTGATGTGAACATCTCCATCTCCATTGGTCTGTTTTTCCTAATGAGCCTTTGCCTATTCCTTTGAAATGAATACTACCTACCTTAACAATATCATAAAAATTTTTAATACAATCTAAATCTGTCATTGCAACTTCCATTGCAACATTCCATTTTAAATATGTTTTACCGTTAGGTTTTTTACATTTGTATTGAGCGTAATTAATGTTACCTTCACCATCAAATAATCCTGCTGCATAAGCTATTAAATCCTTGTTATCATGGGGAAAATTTCTACTTAGCATCACCCCAACTCTTTCCTAATCCAACGTCAACTACTGAAGGTACTTTAAATTCTATTGAGTCTTCCATAATAGTTTTAATTTTTTTAGCATGAGCATTATCTTTTACATTGAAACAAAGCTCATCATGTATCTGTAACATTGGTAAGTGACCTGCATTGTAACAATCTAACATTGATTGTTTTGTTTGATCAGCTGAGGATCCTTGAATTAATCTATTTAAAGCTTTGTATGTATAGGCTCTTTTAATATTATCTTTACCATATTTTGCTACTGCATTATCAAATGTTTCGGCCTGGTGTAATCCAAAGTCTCTTGTTTCCCACTTATCAAACCTACACTTTCTACCTTTTTTAGTTCTTATCACACCCTTCTCATCTGCTGCCAACTTACATCTGTCAGATAGTTTTCTTATAAAAGGTACCTTCTTATTATATTTTGTAATTAATTCATCTGCTTCATCTTTAGTTACCCCCAATGATAAAGCTAATTTATTTTTACCCATACCATACATTATACCAAGGCCAATAGTTTTAGCTTGAGTTCTTTCTATACCTACAAGATCTGCAACTGTTTGATGAAAGTCTGCACTATTATCTTTATATGCTTCAACTAATTCTTGAGATCCTGCATATCCATTATCTCCAATAGATGCTGCATAATGCACAGTCATTCTTGGTTCTTGTTGTGAATAATCAAATGAACCCCATTGATATCCTTCTTCAGGAATAAATAGTGATCTAATCTTGGGACCAAGATCCTTATTTCTAGCAGGTACTTGTTGTAAGTTTGGGTTACTCATAGACAATCTACCCGATACAGTTCCTCCAGAATCTGATCTTAATTGTTGTATCTCTCCATGGATTCTACCTTTGACTTGGTATCTTAAAATAGAAGATAAGAAAGTGCTATGAAATTTATTTACCTCCCTAGCTTGCACAATCAATTGGGCTAGTTTATGTTTGTTATTTATTAACCAATTTTGTGTAAAGGAAGGCTCTTTTGTTTTTTCAGTTCGTGGATAGTCTAACTTCATTTTGTCAAAAGCTTTGGCAATCTGGCGTGATGCCCAAATGTCTACTTCTATTCCTGATTCTTTTTGTATGGCCCCCAGTATTTCTTTTTCTTGGATCAACATTTCTTTTTTTAGTTGTTCAGCTAATTCCACTTGGACTCTCACTCCTCGTTGACGCATTTTTATCAACACCGGAATTAATTGTTGTTCTAGATCCCAAACTGTTTCTAGACTTTGAGTTCTTATTTCTTGTTTGAATCTTTGCCATAACTTTAATGTCAATACTGCATCTTGCTCTGCATAATAACCAACATGTTCTGCAGGTAGCTTCCACATCTCTGCTTTAGGATCTATACCATGAGCTGCGGCAGCTTCTCTTAATTCTGTCTCTGCTTTTATTTCACCAAGATAATCTACTGATAAGGCGTTCAATGAATAACTAAATCTATTCTCATCTATTAATGCTGCAGCTATCATTGTATCTACTATTTGTCCGTTGACCGTGATCCCTGATGCTTCAAGCCATCCTACATCGTACTGAGCATTATGAAATACTTTAGTGCAAGGTAAGCTACAAACTTTTTTCATGTATGCTTTAACTTGTTCTGGTATCATGTTACCACCACCTAAGTGACCAAACGGAAAGTATCCTTGCCATCCATCAACGGCTACTGCAAACCCCACAATCTCTCCTTTACCTAAAGCCCAACCAGCTCCAAGCTTTTCATTAATACCATCGTCTCTAGTTTCTAAGTCGATTGCTATCTCAGTTGCACTAGATAGATCTTTATATTCTGATGGTGTATTCCACATAGATTTTTTAAAAGTTAATGTAAGTTGTAGTCCGTTCATTATGTATTCTTCTTTTTTTTGTCATACGTTACAGTCTTAAGGTGTTCTTTTTCTAATTCACAATAATGTATAATTTTATTTAAATCTTCTATTGTGGTACCTTTGAATAAGTATCTACACACATATTTAATTACATTTGCTTGAAATGGATTTAGACTATTTTTTCTTATAAAAGTCCATGGTTGAATCAAAAAACTTTGATAGTGATTCCCTCCAATTTGTTTTTCATCAGCATTTTTAGCTTCATCGAACATTGTTTTATTTGTCATTTATATCCTACTATTTATTCTAAATTGTTTCCAAAAAGTAATGTATAACTTATTCTCATATTTTCAAAACCTTCTTTCATAGATACTTCATTTGTTTTATGAAAATAAGAACCATTAAAAAAAATTGCCCTATTACTTTTATACTTAATTTTAACAGGTTCTATATTTTTAGATTTAATATAGTCTAAACTTTTTTCTGCATTATTATTCCAATCTTCTCTTGTCCAATCTTTTGGAGGTGTAATTTTGTAAATATTTAATCCATTCTTTTCTAAGTCTAATACACTGTCATTTGATGAAACCCAGATATTTAAATTTATTACAGATGGATCACAGTGCAGACCTACACCATCCTTATTTTTTGTGTAAAGAAAACTCCAACCTCTTTGAAACTTTGGAACATCAAATTTTTTATTTATCTCACTTACAATTAAATCTGTTAAATAATCTTCAGTGGGAAAATAATCAATTGCAACATAGTCATTATATGTTTTATCAAAATATTTAGCAAACAACATCCTGTGTTTTAATGCTTCTAAACATTCATTTGTAAAAAAATTATCTACAACTTTTATATCATCCAAATCTTCGATCATTTGATTTTTATTTAAAATCTTCATTACATTATTTGTCATTTTTTTCTTGGACATAAATTAAATAGTCTGACCCAATTGGATAGCTAAACTTATAGTCTGTTCTTAATAAATGTAAAGTTTTTCTTGCTCTTGTTGCACCGGTGTACCAAACTTTTCTCTCATCACTTTTTTCTTGTTTGTTTTTATTTGCATAGTCAGATGGATAGTTACCTTTACTATAAAGTACAACATGATTTGCTTCACCACCTTTTACACTATGTATTGTATCTATTGTTATTAATGGATCTTTATCTAATTCTTTTTGTCCATACCTTCTTAACAATCTTATAAAATGTCTTACTTGTTTAGGTTTAAAGTTTCTTCTTAATATCCAATACCATGGTTTATTTTTCTGTGTATCTTTCAATGCTAAACCACACCACTCTTTTAAAGTTTGAAAATCATAATCTCTTAAGTCTGGTTCATTCCTCCAAAACTTATCTAATCTAAATGCAGGGTCATCAAGTTCTCTTATATACTTAACCATGTTACGTGCTGCTCTCTTATCTATTTTTTTATTCAAACTAATAGTTGTCCAAGCTTTAATAGCTTCCCATTGTTTCTGGTCAAAACATTTGGTGCCCTTATTATCTTTGTAATATAGGCCTGCATCCTTAGCTAACATCCTAAGTTCATTTACAGTTTCATTGATACGACCTAAGATATACCAATCTTCTTTTAACGACTCGAAAGGAATTTCTTTAAATGATAAGTAACTCTTAACAGATCCTTTAGATTCTCCTGGTTGATATTCTTTCTCTTCACTATCTCTTATACCTCTTCTAATTACTTGAGAAAATCTATGAATTGCTTCTCCAAACCTTTGAGTCTTTCTTAGTTTTACTTTTCGACCTGGAAAGAATTTAGTAAAATATTTTGGATCAGCCCCATTCCATTTGTATATAGCTTGATCATCATCTCCTGCTAGATATATTCTATCTACTTTAGGTGCCATCTTATACAACACTGACCATTGTAACGGGGTACAGTCTTGTGCTTCATCTAATATTAAAACTTTAAGTGGTGGAAAGTCTACTTCTGTTATTGCTCTTTGAATCATATCATCAAAGTCTATAAAGGATCTCTCTCCTCCTCCTGTCTTGTAATGTTCATAGGTATCTATCTTTCTTTTAAATACTGTAAGTGAATCTCTTTTATAACTCTCCATCTTGTAGGCTTCTTCTGGATCTATTAATAAATTTCTAGCTTTACTGTAGACTCCTAAAGACCAATCCTTATACATGAAGTTATCATCTGCTAATCTTTTATCTGAGGACTTAATTACTTTAGTCTGTAATGCAAAATCAATTGTACAATCTTTAGGATCAAATACTTCTTCTGGAAAGTATCTACGACAATAAGTATGTAATGTTTTAAACCTTGAAAAGTCTTCTGTAGAATAATTTGGAAAAGACTCCATGGCTCTTCTAACTGCAGTGTTAACGGCTTTGTTAGTAAATGATAAGTAAGCAATATCATTTGGCCTAATACCTTTTCTTAAATAACTTTTAAGTACCTTCTCAATCAGTGTGTATGTTTTACCTGTACCTGGAGGACCAAAGATCTTTACTGTCTTATGATAAAGTTCCTTAAGTATTTTAAGTTCTAAACTTTCCTGTGTGGAATTCGTCATCCATCTCCGATACAGTTTTAGTTGTTTCTTTTTTATCTGCTACTTTATAGTCAACAAACTTAGGCATCATAACTGACCATACATTCTTAACACCTTCATGATAATCAAGTCTATCACAATTAAGAAGATTCAATGCTTCACTAGCACTCTTAAATGTTTTATCACTACCTAAGAATTTTTCAAAAGTAATTTTTTTGAAATAACAAATGTTTGATGATGAGTCTAGTATAACATAGTTGTCCTTAAGTTTCTCAAAGTCATCTTCTTCTATATGTGACTCAAAGAATTTTTTAAGAAAATTATACTTCTCTTCATCTAATGTATCTTTAAATTTCATACTTGCATTCTCTACTGCTTTCCTAACTAAGGTAGCCATAAGCATTTCAAATGGAGATGGTCCCGACTTAGGTTTAGGTAGTGTCATCCAATAGATACCATATCTAAGTAACTTAACTCTAAAAGATTTTTCGTCTTTCATATCTTCTGGATTAATTATTATTTTTTCATCTTGAAACTTAAATGTGTATTCAATTGATTTAGTAGATCTAATAAACTCTACATCTTCAAAGTCATCAATCATATCTGGTACTTGTGAACCGATACCAAGCTTTCTTAATTTACATAGATCTTTATTACACAGTGGTGCAATTGCATTTGTTTTAGGTGGACACTTATAAGCATAATCTTTTTTAGATATAGACTTTGCAAGTGTTTCTACTTCTTTTGGATCTAATGGTGTTGTAAATATTTCATAGTTCCTTTTCTGTAAAATGTTTTGTATCTCATTAATATTTAAGCTGCCATCGGCTTTCTTCATTTCAAGAACACCAACATTAAATAACAATTCGTTACGGTGGTTTCCTTCCCATTTTTCTGAAATCATTTTCTGAACACAAGGAGGATAATGTTTCCAATCACTCTCTGGTTCATACTCTTTAACTTTAATATTATTTAACTGCTCTAAAGTAACAGTCTTTTTAGTTATCATTTCTAAAAAATTATTTATCATTACTGGAGTATTGTTATCGTTGTAAGCAAACTCAGTAGTTTGATCCATGTTGAAGTAAGGCATGTTCAAACATTTATTCATTGGAAATACTTCTTCAGAGTAGAAGAAAGTTTTATTCCAATCATTAAGAACTTTAAGAACTTCTTTAATAGGGTACCAATCATTTAAAAATAAAAATAAATGTAACCCACCAGATTTAGATCTTACTGCTATTAATGGTAGTTGATTGTCTCTTATTATATCTACAATTTTCTTTTCTGAAAATGTAGTATAGTTACGAGGATCAATATCAATACATCCCCATTTACACACGTCACCGTTCTCAGGTTTAATCCCAATCCGTGTCTCTCCTTTTAAATGTTTCTTCCATAGTTCAAGAGTAACAGGTTCGTGGACCGTGAGTACTTTAACCTGTTTCTTTCCCCGTTCATCTACTTCCCCTGTAAGAGAAGTAGTGATGAACAGTTCAGAATTACCCTCAAATATCTTTAAGAGTTTTTGCTCCATGGTTAATTAAAATGGAGTTGCTTCTTTAGGTGCGTTTCCTTGTGATTGATTCTCCTGGGAGAAGTCAACCTTACCAAAGATATCACTCTTCATTGCACTCTTATAAAATCCTTGAGTAGCCTCTAATACTTTTAAATGATCAGTTGCGTTCAAGAATGAATTAAATTCTATTACCCATCCATACCATGAGTTTTTAGAATTAGATTCTTTAGTCGTACTCAATTTATAAGTCGTAGACCAAGACGGTGGATTGTACATACCGTTCTTACCCTGCGCTCTTCTAGATTGAATCATAGAGTTCCAAGTTTTGGATTTCTTTTTTTGAGTTGACTTTAAAGGTATCAAGGCTTGTTCAATTGGATTTAAATCTTTATCCAATATGTAAACAAAATGATTTCCCGTATCCTCGATATAATTACCATTAGGCAATCTATCTTTATTATCTGCAGACCTTGTAGTCTCAGACATAATTGCAGGATCCGTGTGTATTGCTACAGGTCTTCCTAAACCTTCACCTTTGTCCTTCCACTCGT